GTTGGGCAACCATATCGGGGAAATGTCTTTATTGCCCTGATTGTGGGGCCATGCGGTCAGAGACTCACTCGCAATGTCATAGATGTAAATGCGGGCGTCCGTGTTCGAGCCATTGAGCTGCTGGGGCGGGTAGTTGCGGTTCTCGGGCCACGGTGGTTTCAGTCCGTCGGCTGAGTAGACAGAGAAGGCAATCTTTGTTCCGTCCAGCGATGGCATTGGGTCAAGCGGCACACAGGGGCGCACTTTATCCATGCAGTCGTAAATGATCTTCTCGGTGCCGTCCGTATCACGCAAGATTAGCTGTCCCGGCGCGTTGAAGCCATTAAACTGGCGCCCAACCTCTGGCAGTGAGTCCATGTAATCCCAGTTGTCACCGGTGTACTCCCCGCTGCTCAGTGTGACAGTGTGCTCACCGTGAGTGCGTGGAACACGGGTATATACAATAAAAAGCTCTGGGTCTGGTTCAACAACCACGGGTGGATCTTCTGGCTTTGGATCATCCACTGGATTATCCACACCATCATCTGGCGGCGTAACACCATCACCACTGGTTTCAATCGTCGCAGATGGACGGATAACCTTATAAATGCCGTAAGGCAGATTTAGCACCTTCTCCAAAGCCTTCTCATTACTGGTCGATCCCGGCACACCTTCAATTGGTACACCATTTTCATCAGCAATAATCAGGTTGGGCCAGGTGGTTTTGACCTCGCCAAAGGCATAGCAGCCAATTACAAGCCCCAGAATCAAACCGATACAGCAATGTAAAAATATGATTTTGTAGTTCATCAATTCCTGTTTTCCAGTGCCGCCATATACCGCTCGATACCATGAGCAGATCGACTGATACCGGATTTTTTGTTTAGGTAAGTACGCTCGACTGAGGTGGAGCCCCAGGGAGGCGCGAAGCGTATCCAATCGTTTTCGTTTAAATAGGAAGTGGTGGGTATTTTCATGGCCCGGTAACGGTTTTCTGCTTTCCAGTAGAAGCTGGCAGGCTCACCAAAGACGACAACCTCGGAAACGCTTAGATTCATCCACTTGAGAATCGCAGACATCTGTACTGCCATCGCAGCGCCTAGACTGTGGCCCGTAAGAATGATTGGCTTGTTGATTTTAACCAGGCGAAGCGCGTACCGCTCACACCATGAGACCGCAGCACGGCCAAAACCCTTGTGAACCTGTGATCCGTTAGGCATTGAGTAGGGCCAGAAACGGATGTCTTTTAATACGTCTCTTGCGTTCCTGATTCCGTTCAAGCTGAAATTGCCAGCAAAGACAGATTCGCGCATTTCCGTACCACGACAAGAAATCTCTGTATAGCAGCCGCGCTGTCTAACCAGTGCGTCATTCTCAGATACCGACCAAATATCTGTTCTGCCGGAATCATAAGAATCATTACACAGCACCGCTAATTCGTAGTGTGTGGGCATGACGTTATCTCGGACTGGTTGTCTTTAACGGTTACAATGTCAACCGTGGTAACAGCAACAGTGCATCCGGTTAAGGCGATGGCGGAGACAAAAATAAAAAGTTTCAGGATTGCGCTTTTCTTTCGTCAAATTCAACGTGTATATGATCGCTCTCTATCACCACGTCATAGCAGAACCCGAGCCTGGAGGCGATGGCGCTTGCCACCTGTATGATTTCATCCTGACTAGCGAAGTAGTGTGTCCTAATGTCGATTGCTAGACCCTTGTAATGATAAGAGTCGTCCCCGTGTTTGCCGTCAGTGATTGAAGTAATAACAAGATTGTGGCCCTGTAGTGCGTAAACCTTATTAGCAACGATGGCAGCAATCATGATCTCTGGTCGCATGCCAAGCGGGTTAACCCCTTTTTTCAGCATCATATCTAATGTTATCCACTACGGTTTACCCTGTAATTAAGCAGCCCAAGGACTACACCAAACAGTAGGCCAGCAATCGAACAGGCCGCACCAATAGCACCAGCGTTTTCATCGAGCCAAGTCCATGCGCCACTAGCCGATCCAAACCCAAAGCCCGCATAGGCTAGGTGTTTAAGCGTTGCTGCGTGTTCTTGTGCTTGATCGAGTAATGCCATTTTTAGCCCATAAAAAAACCGCCAATGAAGGCGGTTGAGAGATTAGAAACCCCTCGCGGTGCGCTGATCTGACGGGTAGCTGGAGGGGTATGGCCCATCATGGGCAAAAGGCTGAACCCCCGGACAATGTATGCCGCAGGGATTCGGATATTCATCACGCAAAAGGCGAATGAAAAAAGCCCCGCTATCTGCGGGGCCCAGTATTAGATACTAATAACAGTGTGGCACATTAACGACGTACTGTCAAGATGCACAGTGATGGATGGATGTACAGCTATAACACCCCGTTGCGCTTGACCTGCGGCAAGCGAACAGGAATGTTAGTGTGCTTCTATGAATTCCTCACAATCGCAGTATTTGCAGCCACAAGGGTACATGTCTTCGTAGCTGTCAAAGTGCCGGTAATAAGTATCACCGCACTCACACACTCTATCGTCCCCGTACTTGGGGTTATATTTCCGCTCTATGATTAATTTTTCTATCTCTATGTAAGGGCTTTCCATCGGTGTTTCTCCTGTTGTCCGCACACTAACAAATAATTGCAGCCAGACCTTCGGCTACTGAATAAAAGGGTTATGTGTACGCGCTTTCCATACATCTGCGTAATTTATCCATTAGCATTTCCATATCTCGCCTTTCATATACGGCAAACAACTGCTCATTTTCAAAGAACCCGTCACGCCCAGACGAATCAAAGTCCAGCAATACGCTAGTGCCGTGATCCTCTGCTTCTTGCAACTTATCTGCAAAATCATCGCTTCCAGTACAGTCAGGCCAATACGTAACATTCTCACAGAGAAAGTCGTGCTCCCATGTCTCACCTTTGCATTGCAGTTCACCAAACACACAAGGCTCGTACTTCATAAATAAAGTGCCTTCTGGCAATTTTCTAAATTCTTCTAAATTTACTATCTTCACTCCCCCCTCCACACATAACAAAACGCTCAACTCGGATTCGCTACGCTCCGCGTTTTATCGCGGGGTTATGCCGCCCTTCTCTTTTCTCTCGCCCAATCCTCTAATGGTTGAGCTGCCTGGTCACACCAACCGTCCAATAGAAGTTTCAGATACCGCCACTGGCTCCCACAATCACGCTCAAAGTGCCCCGGTGTATACCCTGCCCTGACAGATAGCTGTGATTGGTCATACAGCGAGAGGCGACTATTATCGCCATCTGGTGGCCTTTCGTATCTTACCTCCCTCATGGCATAGACAGCCAGCTTATCAGCCGATCTCAGCCACCAATCCGGCCTAGATTCCATCGCTATCATCATGCGGATTATGGGCAACAACATAGCCTCGCACTTCGACCTTAACTCCGGTGATTCTTCCACCGTTGCCGACCAGCAGTAACTGCCCCAAACTCTCAGCGTATCACTGAGGGTATTGATCGCGGCCATCGCCCCTTTCTCGTATTTAATATCAATCCGGGTGCCGTTCGAGTCATAGTATTGGCCCTCAAACTTTTTCAATGGCGAATAGGTGACATGGTGCCAGAGTTGTGGACCTGTCTTGATGGGCATGTCGAAGGTGTCTGCCATTCTATTCCTCAAACCCCGTGTCCATTGTTGGATTCTTCGCCGCCACTTCATCAGCGTCTGGTGGCTCCATGATCTCCGCTATCGTTTCAGATACCTCAGAATCAATTTCATACAGCGCCTTCATCTGTAGGTCTGTTATGTTGGTCATCAGGATATTGAGGACGGCCTCTTTTTCTTCCTCAAACTTGTGCGCGTAAATCTTATCCAGCAGTGTCTTGATCATGGGGTTTTCTCCAATTCATACTGCGCGTGATAGAACCATTGAGCCATTGGCCTGCCTTGCCTTTGGGCGACCATTGACATAAACAGCCAGTATTCAGCAACATGGGCGCTCATATCTTCACCCCGCCTTTTGCAATCTTCACTGCCGCCAAATGCAGTCCGTTATTGAAGAACCTAAGCACCACATAACCCCGCGCAATACTTAGCACCGTAAAGAACAACACCACCGCCCAATGCTGCCCATGCGTATACTCAATACCTGTCATCGCAGCAGCAACAGGCCATCCGGCAAACGAAACAGCAAAGCCTATGATCGTGTTTAATAGTGTTTCAATCAGGGATACCAGCCTTGTCTGCCTCATATCTTCACCTTGTACCTGATTTCCTCACCACGCTCTTTATGCAACACCACACACGTCATTGATCGCTGTGCCCCGTACCCACTACCGGCATGCCAAGCATCCGGCGGGGCCAGCACATTCCACGACTCGAACATCATCCCGCCCACTTCCTCAGAATCCTTGTGGTGAATGTGGCCCGTCCATCCGAATCGGTGCTTGCACTTTCCCCACTGCTCAGACAGATTTCGTGTCACCGCTTCATACATCTGGCTGCGTTTGATCTTGTCGCCGTGGTGAACCACAACCAGGTTCTGACCGAAGTCGAACCAAACGAATTTTGCATAGTTGTCTTTAACCTCAACCCTTGGCTCTGAGTGGAAATACGCTTTGACTATTTCGTTCAGCCACATCGAGGCATCAGGATCGTGGTTCCCCCTGGCGTTAATCACAACCACCTTCTTGTGCTTGTTTAACATGCTGATAATCAGCGATCTCAACAGCAGGCCAGCGAGATTCCCAACCCGCCCCATCCGCCCATCAGTGTCTAGTTGCGCCTTGCTGGTGGGTGTCTGGCTGGTGGTATCGTTTGCGTGTAGAAAGTCGCCCACATTGATCAATACGCCGGTTTCGCTGTTGGGGGATCGGTCTATAAGATTTTGCGTAGTGGATACCAAAAGCTCTGTTGATATGTCGGTATCGTAATCATCCCCGCCAGTTTCAGGGCTCCACGCATACATGCCGAAATGATGATCCCCGATCAGGTAACAGGACATTAAATCCCGGTCTGTCGATTTCGGGGCTTTGATCGCTTTGTGTAGGCCGGACAGCTCTTGACTAAAGGCATCTGCCAGCCCCTTCTGGATTTCCTCAAGGGCAACCTTTTCAGGCTCTTGAATATGCCACTGTAACTTTACAGCCCCATCGTCACCGTATGCCGTGGAAACTCGCTTTGTGGCGAATCCTGGGGCAGCGGGGTGAACAAGATCATGGTCGGGAGAATCGCCCCTCAATGCCGCCCTGCTCTTTAGCTTGTTGATTACCGCATTCACTGCGGTTTTGTTGATCCCCAGCACCGCGCCAGCCTTCCTTTCAGAACCCTCGCGCTGGTATACCTCGGCAATCTCTCGCTGCCGTTCGGTGGTTGCGTACTCTGAAAGGTTTTTTATCGTCATACTACTCTCGCCTCATGCTCTACAATCTGAGCCTTGAAGTCAGCCGCTATTTCAGCAACCTCGGCCCGCGTGTATTTCCTTGTCAGCCTCGACGTTGCAATCATGTGATCCACAAAATCCCGACCGTAGAAGTCAATCATCCATGTGGTATAAATCTGCTTGCCGTTCCCGTGGTTCATCAGGAATCCATTACATCCTGGGCATTGTGGGTGCACGTTTTCTTCTGCCAGTTTCCACTGTGTCGATTTGCGACTGATAAAGTGCCCGCCCTGCATATCCTTCCAGTGCGACCACTTGGAACAGGTGACACACTGTACAAGCCCGTTATCGTCAGCAGCCTTTACTCTCACCAGCTTCTGCAAAAGCACAGCAGCGGCATCGACCTCTTGAGCGATAGTTTTACGCTTTTTATTCATCTTTTGGGCCAAGGAACATGTACCCCGAACTTGTCCGATAGATGCCGGTTAAGCGTTTCATACACCGGCCCGTATTCATCACTGTTGGCTTCTGCTGTCGATTGCTTGTCTGTCATCGCCACCTGTATTGGTCGCCACAAATGGTTCTTTACTGATTCCTTCGTCCAGGGAATATCTATCTCAGGCTTCAATAGGGTTCGCATATCAAGCCCACGATCATTCAATGCTTCTGCCAAAAGTTCACAGTATTTGTGCAGAGCGTTGTTCTGTGTCTCGCTCCGTTGCTTGGTGGTTGTCCATGTAATCCGCACATAGTTGGTTTTTGCATAAACCTCGCGCATGTGCTGAAACAGGTTTTCCAGTGAAGCATCGGTATTTGCCGTCCATGATTCAGCCATCAATCAACCCCTCTGCCCATCGCTCGAAAGCATTGCGTAGATCGCCGCGTCCGCTATCTCCTGCGCCTGTTTCGCAAAGGCCGGGTCTATCGCATTGGCTACCGCTACCGGCAGCATCATCATCAATCCCGGTTTCCACGCGACCAACTCCAGCACTTTCGGAATCCCGCCCTTTAGTTTCCATCGTTCGAGCCTTGCAGATCGTTTAGACATTGGCGTAGTGTCTCCATAATTCTCCGTTGCTGTGCTTCCCAACTTGGGATCGACTGGAAATTGATGCCCTTGGTTCCGGGCCAATCAGCAACTGCATTCGCAGCAATGGCCTCAATAATTTGCGCCCTTGTGACTGACGGAAGTGGGCTTACCGGGGCGGTATCCATCGGATATACCTCATTGAAGTAATACCGGCTCGGTGTTCTGGATTTTGTGCGATAGGTGCCGGGTTTTATGTGTGGCTTGTCAATTTCTGATACGAAAGACAGAAACGCCTCACAAGCCAGCTTCCCGGCCTTGCACTTGCTCCAATGTTCACAGCCATGACACGGGCCAAGGTCTGACTCATGCCACCTGAGCGGTACAGACTGAGTGCCGTCAATGTTAAAGCCCGAAGTCCTTAGTGCCTGGTTCATGATCCATACCTTATTTTTGAGACTTTGTTCGATGACTCCATGCGCTCCTGATGGAATGTTTCCACCACAACGCCGTTTTCCTGTTCAAAGAAAAATGTGCCTGCTTTACCGTGACGGTTGAGCCTGATAATTCCCTCGGTTCTGCTGTCGTCCGGGGCCTCGGTATAGGCTCCCTCCCGATACAAGCCAATCCACAAATCACAATCCTGTTCAATCTGTCCCGTGTCTCTTGAATCACTAGGGAACGGTCTTTTGTCCGGCCTGGATTCAAGCTGCCTGTTTAACTGGGTCAGCAGGAGCACAACGCAATCCAGCTCTTTGGCAAGATTCTTGAGCGCCTTCGTGATACGCCCATAACCCAAGTCATTCCGCTCGGCAGTCTCTGCCTCCATCAGCGTCAGATAGTCCACGGCGACCAGGCCAACCCTGTGTTTCTTGTTCAGGTTTCGGGCTTCCCTGAGGACGTGGGCAAGCCGCACCCCCGGAGTGTCGTCAATGTACAAAGAGGATTCGTTAAACTTGCCAGCCGCTTTGGTAACACGGCTCCAGTCGTCCACATCATTGGCGGAACGATAGAAGATTTCAGGATTGACATTGGACTGACCGACAATCAAACGCTCATAGATTTGGACGTTCGGCATTTCAAGCGAGAAACAAGCCACGGCCTCTTTTCGCTCAAGTGCGTAGTGGGCAATAATTTTGCCCATGATGGCGGTCTTACCCATTTTCGGCCTTGCCCCAACAACCACCAGGGAGCCAGCAGGAACACGCTTCGGGTATAACATGCGATCCAGTGCTTCAATGCCCAGCGTGAAGCCCCTAACGCCTCTCTCGACTTGATCAACAACCTGCCCCAGCCAACCCTTGCCAATATCCTTAACGTGCTGCAAACCGCCTTTCTGCATGGCCCTGTCGTTGATAGCTCCCAGCATGGATTCAGCCTGACCGATACGCTGGTATATATCGCCAGCCGTTCTATCTGTGATCAGAGCAAGGGCTTGATTCAGTGACTGCACGGCTTTCCGTTCCACCGCTTGCTGCCGGACTATTTCCGCGTAATGGCAGATATTGGCAGATGATGGGCACTGGCTGGATATTTCGAGAATGTAACCCTCAAAACCATCCTGATAACGCTTGTCCCGTTTGGCCTCTTGCTCAACAGTGAAAATATCTGCCCGATCACCACGCGCCTCAAGCCGCTGAATGGCCTCAAATGCCAGCCCAAGCATGGGATCGCAAAAACTGGATGGGCGAAGCATGGAAAATACTTTTTGGGCAGAGTCGCTAGACAAGTCCATCAACAACAACAACCCACCGATGACGTTTTGCTCTGCTGCGTTACTCATGGTCAACCACCTGTTCCAGAACCTTGTCAAAGCCAGATCGCTTGGTTAAAAACGCAAAGTCAGCAACCCAGCCACGATCATTTTTCCCTGTGAAAAAAGGAATTTCAGATGCTGCTGTAAAATAGGATTCCCAAAACTCGATGCTTTGGTGTTTGGGTGATTCCCTCCACCGCTGAACAAGTTGTTTTTCACGAACGCTGCCACGGTATCTTTCCAATAAAACTTTTTGTCCTACAGGAAAACACTTGTGGTAAGTCTCAATGATCAACTCATGGGGGATAGGAGAAGGCGAAGCCTTGGACGTATATATATTCTTATCTAGTCTAGTCTTATCTTGCATGACTGAATCATGACTAATACATGATTGGGTCATGACTGCATCATGATTTAATCTGATTTTATCAATCAAAACTCTCATTTTTGGGTTACTTGTCATGGACTTATCGATGCGTTTTGCCATCTTTAAACAAGTCACAACCCCTTGATTCATTTCAAATAATTCCAGCTTGACCATGTAGGTCATCATTTCCTGAACGCGCTCATAATGTATGCCGGTGTCATGGGCGATAATTTCAGAATCATGCTCAAGCTCGAACGTGATTTTATTTTCATCAACTCCATCGCAGATCAATTCCAGGCAATACCAATAAAGCCCGTAACCTTCCATGCCATATTTAATTCGCAGCTTTTTCAGCTAGGCATCTGCGTTCGCATTGGCATCATGCTTGTACCACTTCACAGTTTTAATCTCCTTAGAAGCGCCATGATTTTCTTCTGATATTCTTCTGGCGAAAGGTTTAATTTTTGTATTTTTTCTTTCTCGATTTCGTACACTGACCAGCTCACAATATCCCCCAGGCAATCCAGATAAGGATTGAGGCAAGAATGATTAGCGTTGTTGTGAAATGTGGCGTCATGCGAGAAAAATACAAACGATTGCAAGGCCGATGACTACGCCGTATAAAATTCGTGCTATGGATAAATCGGTGCTTCTCATGTTCGTCTCCTGTAAAAAATGCCCCCGAAGGGGCAATGCTAGGGAGCCTTGCTTCTAGGCCACTTGACCTCGAAGTATGAAAATTTTCCGCCAGGTTCTAGTGTAAAGTAAATATCCCGGCCTGCACTTAATGCCTGAGATACAGCGCCTTGTGTAACGCCCATAATAGACGCGATCTCGGCCTGCGTATGCTTTTCTTTAAATTCTTGGATGTGTATGTTTTTCATATTTCAAATATTAGAGAGTCTATTCATCCATGTCAAGCATCAAAAGAAATTTAATTATTTTCTTGCAATACATTATCAGGCGGTCTAATATGTGATGTAACAAAAGTATGGAGAGAAACATGAACATGCCAGAAGGAAACGTAGTAGCACTGAATCAATACCTGGAGCGCCAGGCAAAGATGGACAGTGATTGGGAGTCATTCGAAGGCTCACGGATGCACGATGCCATGAAAGAACACCGGCTGGAAACGCTGCTATCTGATCCTGACAACGTTTTTGAGGCAATCGGGCCGGACGGTATTAAGTACCCATTCAACGATTGCTTCCTTGGTAAGACCGAGCATGAAAGAGCAGCCCTGAGAAAGCGCATAAATGACTTTGACGACAACCTTGCGCGTCAGTTGGCTGTCCTGATCATCACGAAAGATGACGCCGAGCTGGGCAGAATCTTGCGGGTACAGGCAGAGCAGTATTT